GACGTGGCCAACGCCTACCAAGGCATCTACCAGTCCGTGGGCACCCCGGGCACCACTCCCGCTTCTGCTCTGGTTCTGCTGCAAGCTCACCAGAAACTGAACGAGATGGCTTCCCCGATGATGCCCCGTTACGCTACGGTTAACCCCGCAGCCAACGCTGGTCTGGTCGACGGTCTGAAAGGTCTGTTCAACCCCACCGACACCATCAGCCGCCAGTTCAAGAACGGCATGATGGGCGAAGGTGTGCTGGGCTACGAAGAAGTCAACATGTCCCAGTCGATCAAGAACCTGACGACCGGCACACGTACTGCTACGGCCAACACCCTGCAGGTCAACACCACTGTGTCCACTCAGGGCCAGTCGACCATCTCGATCAAGTCCGGCACCGGCTCGGCCACGATCAAGAAGGGCGAAGTGTTCACCATCGCTGGCGTGTACGCTGTGAACCCGCAGACCCGCGAGTCCACTGGCAGCCTGCAGCAGTTCACCGTGACCGAAGACGCCACTGCTTCCAGCGGCACTTGGGCTACTGTGAACGTGTCGCCTGCTATGTACACGGCTGACCAGGCTCTGGCTACCATTGATGCATTCCCGCAAGCCAACGCTTACGTGAACTTCCTTGGTTCTGCTTCGACCACCTACCCGCAAAACATGGTGTACCACAAGGACGCTATTGCCTTTGCCACCGCCGACCTGCTCCTGCCCCAAGGCGTGGACATGGCCTCGCGTGCTGTGCATAACGGCATCAGCCTGCGCGTGGTTCGCCAGTACGACATCAACAACGACCGCCTGCCGACTCGTGTTGACGTTCTGTACGGCTACAACACCATCCGTCCTCAAATGGGTTGCCGCATCTGGGGCTGATCCTGATGCCCCTTCGGGGGCTTCACAAACTCTTTCTGAAAGGAAACTATCATGGCTATCCCTAACGGCGGTTCCGCTTATCAAGTCTCTGACGGCAACCCGAACGCAGCCAAGTCGCTTGGCGGCACTGTTCTGCTGTCTAACACCGGCGCAGGCATTTATTTCCTGGACACGGCTGTTACTGCCAACAGCACCACGACCACAGCAGTTGCTGGTTCGATCGGTGTGACCACTAACGCCACCGGCGTTGGCAAGCTGTTCATCTCGGACGGCACGAAGTGGCAATTTGCAGTGGTTGCCTAATCACTGCTAACTGGAAACGGGGCTTCGGCCCCGTTTCTCATTGGAGAACAAAATGCCCCAAATTCTTCTGACCCACCCGGTTCACGGTTCCAAGTTTGCTCTGAGCGAATCCGAGGTCGAACATGATGCCAAATTCGGCTGGACACGCTATACTGACGCTACGCCTGATCAGGTGGCACCCGTCGAAAAGCGCAAGTACACCCGCCGAGTGACAGAACAACCCATCGAACAGCCCAACGACGCAGAGTCGGCAAGCGACGAATCCGAAGGAACCTGAAATGTCCTACACCGCTGGCGATCAGATCACCCGAGCGCTGCGCCTTCTTGGCGTTCTTGCTGAGGGTGAAACCCCCACTGCAGATATGTCTCAAGACGCTTTGGTCACCATGAACCAGATGATCGACTCTTGGAACACTGAGCGCCTGTCGGTGTTTTCGACCCAGGATCAAACATTCCTGTGGCCAGTGGGTGAGATCATGCGCACCCTTGGTCCCACAGGCGATTTCGTGGGCAATCGCCCCGTGTTGCTTGATGACGCCACGTACTACCGCGACCCGCAGACCAACGTGTCCTACGGGGTCAAGTTCATCAACCAGCAGCAGTACGACGGCATCGCGGTCAAGACAGTGACCTCGACTTATCCGCAGGTGTTGTTCATCAACATGACGTTCCCTGACGTCACGATGTACATCTACCCCAAACCCACTCGAACGCTCGAGTGGCACTTCATCTCGGTTGAGGAGCTGACGCAGCCCGCTACGCTGGTCACCCAGTTGCACTTCCCGCCCGGGTACATGCGAGCCTTCGCCTACAACTTGGCCATGGAACTGGCTCCTGAGTACGGCGTGGAGCCGTCCCCGCAGGTACAACGCATCGCCATGACCAGCAAGCGCAACCTCAAACGCATCAACAACCCGGATGACGTGATGGCGCTGCCCTACGCCATCGTGGCCACCCGCCAGCGGTTTAACGTGTACGCGGGTAACTACTGATGAAGACCCCTATCCTCGGCGGCACCTATGTTGCCCGGTCAGTCAATGCGGCAGACAGCCGCATGGTCAACCTTTTCCCCGAGGTGGTGCCTGAGGGTGGCAAGGAGCCTGCGTTTTTGCAACGTGCTCCGGGCCTGCGGCTTCTTGCCACCCTCGGTGGTGGTCCGGTGCGCGGGCTGTGGCAAGTGGGTCAATACGGCTACGCGGTGTCCGGCAGCCTGTTCTACCGCATTGACTCGAACTGGAACGCCACCGCAATCGGCACGATTCTTGGCTCCGGGCCGGTCAGTATGGCCGACAACGGCACGCAGATTTTTATTGCCTGCAACCCAGAGGGGTACATCTACAACACGGCCACCGAAGTGCTTCAGCAAATTGGCGATGTGGATTTTCCTGGCGCGGTGACTGTTGGCTATCTTGATGGCTATTTTGTGTTCAATGAACCCAACAGCCAGCGAGTGTGGGTCACTTCTTTGCTAGACGGCACGTCAATTGATCCGCTGGACTTTGCCAGCGCCGAAGGCTCCCCAGATCAACTGGTATCGTTGATCGTCGACCACCGCGAGGCGTGGCTGTTTGGTACCAACTCGGTTGAGGTTTGGTACGACGCGGGAACACCGGACTTCCCGCTTCAACGGATTCAGGGTGCGTACAACGAGATCGGCTGTGCGGCTGCGTATTCCGTCGCCAAGCTCGACAACACTTTGTTCTGGTTGGGAAAAGATGCGCGTGGTCAGGGTATCGTTTACCGGGCTAACGGTTACACTGGCCAGCGCATCTCGACCCACGCCATCGAGTGGCACATCCAGCAATACGGCAATTTGTCTGACGCAGTGGGGTACACCTACCAGCAAGACGGCCATGCCTTCTACGTGCTTAATTTCACCAATGCCAACACCACTTGGGTGTTTGACGTAGCCACCGGTGAATGGACCGAGCGGGCAGGTTGGGAAAACGGGCAGTTCACCCGGCACTGGGGTAACTGTCAGATGGCATTCAATAGCGAAATCGTCATTGGCGACTATCGCAACGGCAACATTTATGCGTTTGATCTGGACGTTTACAAAGACAACGGTCAGATTCAGCGTTGGTTGCGGTCGTGGCGGGCGCTGCCGCCAGGCCAAAACAATCTCAAGCGCACTGCGCAGCACGGGCTGCAACTCGACGCGGAAACTGGCACGTATTTTGAAGAAACGCCGTCGACTACGGAATATTTAATTGCTGAAAACGATAATTTGCTGATCACCGAAGACGGTGATGCGCTGGTTACTGCTTACGGTAACGCCGCCGTCACTGCACCGCAATACATGCTACGCTGGTCGGACGATGGTGGCCACACATGGTCTAGCGAACACTGGCGAAACGGTGGTGGCTATGGTCAATACGGCACCCGGGTGCGTTGGCTGCGTTTGGGCATGACCACCAAATTGCGTGATCGTGTGTATGAAGTGTCGGGCACTGACCCGATCAAAATCGCCATCATGGGCGCTGAACTGACGATGTCGGGCACCAATGCTTAACGTCACGAATATCCCAGCTCCCCGCGTCAACATCATTGACGAAAGAACCGGTCTTATCTCGCGTGAGTGGTATCGGTTCTTTCTCAATTTGTTCACGCTTGTGGGGTCCGGGAACAATCAGACCACGTTGGACGATCTACAGATTGGACCGCCGTCGCAGCCCGTCGATGTATCAGTTTCGCCCGCAAGCCTTGCGGATACCGCACCTCCGTCAGTCAGCTATGTCATCCCAAATGAATGGCTAATTGCACCTCCGCAAACACCGGTCGACACAAGCGGGTTTGCAACCCTGACCGGAAACAACACGTTTACGGGCGTCAATGTCTTTGCAAACCCAAACAACCAGTTTGAAGGATTGACTTACGCCACATCGAACGGAACCACGAGCAACGCCTATTTTGGTGAAAACAGCGCTTACGCCACAATCGGCGGCGTCAATGGTGTAGTTCTTGCCTATGGTGGCACGTATCCAGGCACGGCTGCTTACACGGGGGACTCAAACGCATTTCGGCCAATGGCCAGCGCGGTTTACGATTTGGGCACCGCTGCTCAAACCTGGCGCACTGTCTACAGCTATAACTTGACGCTTGACGGATTTGTAACTGCGGGCACATGGCATGGGTCAACCATTGGTACGGCTTACGGTGGCACTGGGGCTACGTCGCTGACAGGAGCCGGAATTGTCACAACCACCGACACCCAAACGATCAGTGGTCAGAAAAACTTTACCAGTTACACCAACACGTTCCGAGGCACGACATACGCCACTTCGGACGGCGGCTCGGGGAGCAACGCTTATTTTGGCGAAAGCGGCGCCTACGCCACCATTGGCGGTGTTAATGGTGTGGTATTTGCTCTTGGTTCGTCGTTTCCGGGCAGCGGCAAGGTCGTTGTTGCCACTAACTCTTTGCGACCATGGACTGACAACAGCATTTCCTGCGGCATCGGTGCCCAGCGTTGGACCGAGATTTATGCGGTCAACGGCACGATCAACACGTCGGACGCCACAGAAAAGCAGCAAGTAAGGGAACTGTCAGAATCCGAGCAACGTGTCGCCCAGCGGGTCAAAAAACTGATTCGGGCATTCAAATGGAACGACGCCGTGGCAGCCAAGGGTGACGGTGCCCGGACGCACTTTGGCGTCATGGCTCAGGACGTTCAATCTGCATTTGCCGCAGAGGGGCTTGATGCCTCACAATACGGTTTGTTTTGCAGCGATACATGGACTACACTAGATGGAACCTCGCAGACGCGCTTAGGTGTGCGCTACGACGAATTGTTGGCCTTTGTCATCGCCGCGATCTGAGGAAAATTATGACAACCACTTTGTCCCCCAGCCCCAAACTTCAGTTTTTCGCCAGCGATGGATCTTTTCTGGTTGGTGGAAAACTGTACACCTACGCGGCGGGCACGTCGACTCCGTTGGCCACTTACGCTGATTCCACTGGCACTACCGCAAACCCAAATCCGGTCATTTTGGATTCTCGAGGTGAAGCCGGTGTGTGGTTAGGAAATGCGTCTTACAAATTTGTTCTCAAGACTAGCACTGACACGCTGGTTTGGACCGTCGACAACATCGAAAACACTTCGGCGTTGACATCGTTGGCGGCGTCCAACGGCTCAAGCCTAGTCGGGTTTGTTCAATCTGGCTCTGGCGCGGTCGCCACGACCGTGCAAACCAAACTGCGTGAAATTATTTCGGTCAAAGATTTTGGCGCAACAGGTGACGGCACTACAGACGACACGACTGCATTTAACAATGCTCTTGTTGCTGCTGCAGGCAAGTCGCTGTACGTTCCCGCAGGCACGTATCTTTGCACCACATTGACCGTCTACGGCGGCACCACGGTATACGGCGATAGCCCGACCACCTCGATCATCAAGGCCAAGTCGTCTTTGGGCACCGGTTCTCCGTTGGTCAAGAACCCAAATCAATCGGGTACTGCCTACACGTACACCGACAAGGGCATTGAACTGCGTGCGTTGGGGTTGAACGGTAATAATCTGGGCACACGCACCGAAGGGTTGCTGTTTTTTTCCAAAGTTGAAGATGCATTGATCGACAACTGCCGAATTTACAACGTCCAATACATCGGCGCTGCGTTTGCGGGTTGTCTGTCGGTGACGGTATCGAACAGCCTGCTCACTGAGTGTGGCAACAGCACCGTGACAATCGAAGGTGGCGCGGCCATCTGGATCGGCGCAGCCACGGATACCACTGAGTCGTTTGACGTCAGCATTACTGACAACAGCTTCTTGTCCAACCGCTGGTCGGCCGTGTATGCCAACGGCAGCCGCCTGTCGGTCATCGCCAACTACATGTCGGCAAACCAAGAGTCTGCGGTCTTTATGACCGGCAACAACAACATCATTGCAGACAACTGGATCAGCAATCAAACGCGCAAGTACATCTCGGCATCTGGGATTGAGGCCGGTGGTGACAACTTGACCGTGACCGGCAACTACATCGGCGACACCGACTCGGACAGCATTTCGATTACTGATCTGCAGTTTGCCACGGTGACTGGTAACACGTTGCTCAATCCTGGCCGCGACGCAACAACGTTCCCGACAGCAGCGTGCATTGGACTGATCTCAACCGTTGCATCGCCTAATCAGCCGCGCTACATCACCATCGTTGGCAACAACATGTGGGCACCACTTAACGATGCCTACGCTGCGGTGGTGATGGGCGGCGCTGGCGCTGCGCCTGCCAACCTGTTGATCAGCGACAACCAGATGGGTAGCAATAGCTGGACCAGCGGCGAAGCGATTTATGTCGGTAGTGGTTTGGGGTCCAGCACTCAGACGATCCGCGACAATCCAGGCGTATTTGACATCTTCGATTACGGCGGATATGCCGCTGGTCGGTACTATGCTGGTGAAGCCATGTCGCCTGCTGCGGCCAGCACATTGGCGATCTCAGCCAACACCATGTATGTGATGCCGTTTGCCGTGCGTCAACTGCAGACGTGGACCAAAATTGGCTGCACCGTGACCACCGCGTCGGCAGGTGCGTTGGCGTATCTGGGCATTTACCGCATGGAAAATGGCATCCCAACCAAACTGGTGCTGGATGCTGGCGCTACAGGATTGTCGACGACTGGTACCAAGGAAATCACAATTTCAAGGGCGCTGCCGTCTGGCATGTACGCGCTGGTCGTGCTGTCGAACAATTCCAGCGTCGTGCTCAAAGCGGGTACACCAAGCGCTGCTGCAATCGCAGCGATCGGCACCAGCGCAGTCGGCACGGCGGATACCTTGATTACGGCGTCCCAGAGTTATGGGACGCTGCCCACCACTTTCCCGGCAATCACTTACACAACCGGCGATTGCCCGTTGATGACAATGCGCCACGGCGTCTGAAAGGACTGAAATGACTGTAACCGCCAAAGTCCTGGCTGAAGGCCAGATTGTCCCGGCAACCGACACGACGATCTACACCGCACCACTGTCGACAACAACCATCATCGACAAGGTGACTTGCGCCAATTACGACACAGTGGCACGTACCGTGACCATCAGCATCGTGGCAGCCGGTAATGCGGTGGGCGATGCCTACTACATCGCCAAGCGCACGCTGGCTGCCAAGGAAACGTACATCTGGCCCGAGGTGGTTGGACAGATCCTTGGCCCGGAAGACTACGTGTCCATCATTGCCAGCAACGCCACCGGCGTCAACGTGCGCATGAGTGGCCGGGAAATCACGTAAGGAGAAGAACATGAGTTTCCTTGGAACACTAATCGGCGGCGCTGGCGGGTTTCTGCTGGGCGGTCCTGCAGGCGCGGCAATCGGTGCCAGTCTTGGTGGCGGCGTGGATGCATCTCAAGCTGCGTCTAAAGCGGCAGGTATGCAAGCCGAGTCTGCGGATCGAGCGCTACAGCTTCAAGAGCGCATGTTCAACAAACAGGTTGAACTGCAAGAGCCGTGGCGGCAGGCAGGTGTCAACGCACTGGCCAAACTTCAGTCCGGCAACATCGGCATGTATGAAGACCCTTCGTACAAGTTTCGACTGGGTGAGGGTCTGAAGGCGCTGGACCGCCAAGCTGCTGCTCGAGGTGGCCTGATCAGCGGCGGCGCTCTCAAGGCAGCGCAGCGCTACGGTCAAGACGTTGCCTCGCAAGAGTACGGCAACATTTGGAACCGCTTGGCTGGCGTCGCCGGTGTTGGCCAGACGGCAACAAATCGGCTTGGTGAACAAACTGGCGCATACGGCACCGCAGCAGGTGGTTTGATGACCGATGCTGCTCGGGCACGCGCGTCGGGCTACGTGGGCGGCGCAAACGCCTTGAACCAAGCCATTGGCGGCGCAAGCAACGCCTACATGCAAAACCAGATTCTCAATCGTCTGTTTGCGCAACAACAGCAGCCAAATTACGGTTGGCAAGGTACTTCGCTGAATCAGACATTCGGCGGCACCGGTGGCATCGGAGATTAATATGGCAATCGATCCTTCGATCTCTCTGGCTGTTCAGCCACCCAAATTCGAGTCACCTGTCAACATGCTGTCGCAGGCGTATGCGCTGCAGAACGCCGCGCAGCAGAACCGTCTGGGTCAAATGCAGATGGCTGAGTACGAGCGTGCTCGGGCTGAGGAGGAAGGCATCCGCAATTACTTGCGCAGCGCCGATCTGGCCAAGCCTGGTGCAGAGCAAGGACTGTTGCAATACGGCAAGACAGGTCTGGCGTATGCCAAACAGCTTCAGGATGCACGTGCTGCCGCGTTGAAGCAAAAAACCGAACAGTTGAAGTATGCGGGTGATCTGGCCGAACAGGCAGGCCGCATCTACAACACAGTCAAAGATGAGACATCATGGCAAGCAGCTCGTCAGAAACTGGCAGCGCTGGGCGGCGACCCGTCGACGCTGCCCGCCAACTACGATCCCAACTTTGTGCAAAGCGAACTGGCCCAAGCGGTCAGCGTCAAAGACCAGTGGGAACGCGTCAAACCCAAGCCCATGAAAGTGCAACGCGCCGATGGCAGCATTGTGTTCTTGGATGAAAACCCGAACAGCCCGACATTCAAGCAGGAGATCATGCCTGTTCAAGCCACCGGCATGACGCCGTATCAGAAAGGTTCTCTTGCTGTCCAACAGGGTCAGTTGGGCGTGGCGCAGGGACGTCTTGGTGTCGAGCAGCAACGTCTTGCTCAAGACGCCACTGGTGTGGTTTATCAAGAAGACGCCCAGGGTAATGTCATTGCACTGCCGTCCAAGCTCAAAAAGGGCGAGGTACCCACGGCTCGTGTCGCCGTGGCACCCGGTGGCGGGTTGCAACCGCTGACCGCCAAACCATCGGAGGCTGTGGGCAAAGAGCAAATGTCGCTGAACCAGCAGAAGTCGATTGTGAAAGGCGCACTTGATGCTGTCGAAACGACTCCGACTGCTTTCGGATGGACAGAAGGCATGACACCTGAAGCAATTCGTGGACGCATGGCATCGTCTGATGAAAATCAAGCCCGTGCGTATGTGTTCAACGTGGTGTCGGGCGTCATCAAGGAACGTGCAGGTACTGCTCAATCCGCTGCTGAAGCTGAGACATTGCGTCGATTCTTGCCGGTGGAAACCGACAATGCTCAGATCATCAAAGATAAAATGATTGGTTTCCAAAAATACTTGGATGCCAAAGAAGCCGGTACGACAAAAAAGAAAATGTCGACTGCGCCCACTCGTGAATTGGCACCGATGGACAAGGCTGCCCTAGAGTGGGCAAACGCAAATCCGAGCGACCCTCGCGCCACACAAATCAAGCAACGCCTGGGGATGTAATATGGCATTCGATCCTGATAAGTATCTGGCTTCGACTCCCGCACCTGTTCAAGCCTTTGACCCGGATGCTTATCTGCGGTCCACTGGCGGCGGTATTCCTACCGGACGCAGCCTGGTTGATCAGATTCCGGGTTACGGTGGCCCGGTGCCTGCAGCCACGACGCCCATTCGCACAAAGCCCACGTCACTTGTCGATAAGTTGCGCGGTGCAGTGGAGACTGGTGCAACTTTGGTGTCAGGTGCAGTCACGGCACCGGTTGTCGAAGCGTCCAAGATTTACGGCGCTCTGACCAGTGGGCAGTTTGGTACACCGGAAGGTTTGCAAGCGGGTGAACGCGCTGGTCAGCGCATGGCCCAGCAGATCCAATACCAACCGCGCACACAAACAGGTCAGGAGTACACGGCTGACGTTGCCAACGCACTGGCACGCACTGGTTTGCAAGGTGTGCCGCTGAACGTGCTGGCTGACTTCCAGCGCGGCGCAATGCCCGCTGCGCAAGCTGGCATCGGCTACGCCCGTGGCGCACAGGCTGCCCGCACCACTCGTCTTGCCGAAGAAGCCTCGGCAAAGGATTGGGCACGCGCTTCGCAGATTGATGCAGCCCAAGCAGCCCAGCGCTTGGGTGTTGCCATCAACCCGGCTGAAGCTAACCCCAACGTCAAGACGAAAATGCTTGTGGGTGCCACGGGTGAAGCGCTGGTCAACGCCAAAGCGGTCAAGCAGAACCTGCCCAAGTGGAACGAGATTGCTCGACAAGACTTGGGTTTGCCCGAGAACACGCCGTTGACTCCCGAGGCGTTTGAAAAGGCCCGCGCTGCTCACTCAGCGCCCTACGACGCCATTCGCAAAATGGGTACGCTGGAGGCATCCGATGATGTGCTGACGCAACTTGACAAGCTGCGTCTTGATCCGTTGTCCACCAGCAGTCCCGACAAAGCTGCCAAGGTCAACGCAGTTGTTGATCGCACCATGGGTCAAATTGCGTCCGGTTTGACCGGTGACAATGTGGTTGGTCAGATTCGCGGATTCCGTAAAGATGCCACCCGCGTACTGCAGAATCCAAACGCCAGCCCCATCGACATTGACATCGCTGAAACAAATCTTGGCATCGCAAATGCTCTCGAGAATTTGATCGAGGGTAACATTGCCAATCCCAAAATGTTGGACGACTTCCGCGCCGCTCGTACGGCTTTGGCCAAGACATACGACTGGGAACGTGCAACCGGTGTGACAACCAAGCAGGTTGATCCTGCTGTGATTGCCAAGTTGGCTGAAAAAGGTAAACCGCTGACAGGCAAACTGGCCGATGTGGCCAACGTTGCGGGAAATTTCCCAGAGGCTGCGTCACTCAATGTGCCAAGGGAACCTTTGCTATACCAGCGCTTGCGTCGCGGGGGCGTTGGTGGCACCGCTGGTTTTGCTCTCGGGGGTGGTCCAGTGGGCGCGGCAGTTGGTGCGGGTATTACGAGTTTGGGTGGTGAAGTGCTTGCCAACATGCTGGCACGTCCCGGCGTTCAAAATCGTCTGGCAATGCCTCCAGACCGTCGTATTCCGTTGCCCACAACTCCGGTTGAACCTATGGCACCGATTCCTCAAAGTCGTGCTGTCGTGCCATTCGACTACTCACAACAAGCGTTTGTGCCACCAAACTTTGTCATGGTGCCCGAACAGTACGGTCCCCGTGTTGGTCCGGCTCCAACCCCTGAAGGCGTGTTGCGCGGGCTACCTTCACCCAGCGCTGAAGGCACCATGGGCGCACTCCGCGCCGAAGATGTCCGTCGCGCCGGAGTGTCGCGTGCCGTTGGCCAGCAAGCGGAAGCTCAACAGGCTGCAGCCGAAGCAGCCACTCGTCGCCCGACCAGTGGTGAAGTGATCTTGGACATCAACCCGCTTACCGGCGTACCCGAGATCAGCAAGGGAATTAAAGGCGCGACGCCTGAAACTTTCCGTGATTTTGGATCTTCGTTAACGTCGGCTGCTGACAAAGTCACAGCAGGAAAAGCATTCGACATGACCGCTGCGGAAAAGGTGGCGTGGAACAAAACCAAAGTTGATTTGGCTGAAGTGATGCCAGGCATGAAGGCATTGGACGACAAGGCGATCGCTGTCAAAATGATGGACCGCGACTGGGTGCAAGAAGCTGTTGTAAAGGCAAAGCAAAAAGCTCAGATGCAGGCCGATATTGCGGCACGCGCAACTACAGAACGGCAACGCAAAGCCGCTCTAATCGAGCGTGAAAAGATGCTTGATCTTGCCGAGCAAATGGAAGAAGGCTTGCGTAACCCGCGTCCCGTGTCGACTGGCGGCCAGGGTCCAAAGACCCGAGCGTTTCAACGCAACCGACTTAACCCGGATCAAGAAGTTTTGAACCAACTGTTGGGGAAGTAAATGGCGTTCGATGAAAGCAACTTTGATCCGGTGAAGTACGGTGTCCTTTGGCAGCGTGTTCAGGACATGGACAAAAAGATGGACAAGATGGAGCGCCAGCTCGAGGAACTTGTCGCTTTGGTCAATAAGGGCAAGGGCGGTCTGTGGTTCGGCATGGCCGTCGCCTCGGGCGTGTCCGGGGTTGTAGGCTGGATCACCGCCCATCTCAAAGGCTGATCATGTTTCAGCTTGGACCTCGATCAAAAATGCGTTTGAACGGGGTCCATCCTGACCTCGTCAAAGTTGTCGAACGGGCCATCCATCTGAGCACCGTCGACTTCACCGTACTCGAGGGGCTGCGTGACCCCGAGCGCCAAAAGAAACTTTACGAAGCTGGTGCCAGCCAAACCCTCAACTCTCGGCACATCACAGGCCACGCCGTCGATCTGGGCGCGTGGGTAGACGACCAGGTTGACTGGTCATGGCCACTGTACGCACAGATCAATGCCGCCATGCAGGAAGCAGCCCGTCAGCTTGGCGTCAAGATTGTCTGGGGCGGGGGCTGGAAGACCTTTAAAGACGGCCCTCACTTCGAGCTGGATCGCAAGGAGTATCCGTGATGGACCCGTTGACCATCCTCGCAGCCCTGGGTCCGTTGGCCGTTGACTTAGGAAAATCCCTGATAGGTCGGTTCATTCAGACCGATGGCTACAAGCCCGTCAACGTCGATGAGTACGTGAAGATGCGCCAGCTCGATCTGGACATGTTCAAAGCGATGAACGATGCCGGTGGTACCAACCCCTCATACCCTTGGGTTGAGGCTGCTGTGCGCCTCATGCGCCCCGCTGTGGCCCTGATTGTGCTGGGCACCTGGGCGTCACTGAAGCTGCAAAACCAGCCCAGTGACGCCGTGGACAACTTTGCAGCCGCCGTTGGCTTCTACCTGTTCGGCGACCGCACATTGTTTTACTCGCGCAAAACTAAGTAGCCACGCCCTGAACCACGTTCATCCAGCGCGTTCTGGCGGGTTCTTTTTCCGTGTCCGGGTGCGGACAGTTCTCGGGCGGTACGACAATGCACCACACGGCTTGCCATTGGCCGCGCACTGGTGCAACCCATCGGTCGATGTACGTGTCCGGCATGGCTGCCAGGCACTTACGCACAGTCTTGTCGCTGCTGATCGCAGGCAGGTGCTTGCAGATCATCTCGGTGGTCAGACCGTCGGGATACTCGCGCAGCAGCGCCCGGATCGCTGGGTGGTGTGGCTTCTTCATTCCAGCCCCTTGATGTAGCCGGTCAGTCGCTTGATCTGCGCCTCGCGGAACTTGCACATGGAGTCAGCATACTCCCTGCCGGTCTGAGCCTCAAGCAGTTTGCGCTTGGCCTCCTCCAGTTCGATCAGCGCCATCTTCTCCGGGCTTGGGGCGGCGTAGAGTTGTTTGATCCATTCAATCAGCTTGTTCATGTCATGCTCCTTTTTGTTGACGATATTGTTTCACTGCGTTACGTAACCCTGCTTGCGTGGTGGCCTTCTCGTCGAGGGCCATTGCTTGTGCCTGATCCAGAGTGTTCTGCATCAGGATGCGGTGGCAGATCACCGGCACTCCTTG